ACAATGGCGTGGACGTTAGCATGTATATGGTTACTTGCGCCAACTTCAGCTGGTCGGTTATCAACGGTCGTTTGTAGGACTCTAGCACCCATACTGCCAGCCGCTGTGTAGGAGGCACTGAGAGCGTTCCAGACAGCCCCTGCCGTCTGCGCTTCCGTCAAGCCACCACTGCTCAGTTTGACCGTCATTACCGCACCGTTAGTACCAGACGCACCTCTGACCACGATAGTGACATCGTCAGCACCAGCCGCCAAAGCAGCATCAGGGATGTCGAGGCGATAGACCCCCGGCATGTTGGTAGCGTCTACCTCCGCAAAGCCACCAGAAGTCCACGCCTGAGCGATTGTACGAGCGACTAGAGGGATAGATACGCTTGCAGTCCTTGTGCGGTTGTATCGGGCTGACAGACCGCTTGTGGATGCTGTTAGACCTGTAGCACCGAGGTAGAGTTCGATGCTTTGTGATGTGCTGGCGGGAGCGATTGTTATGGTAGAGGCGTTGCGCTCGGTTGGGTTGTATGAACCTAAACCTGATAAATTCCTGTAGGTTGCTGACCCTGCATCAGGGCTAGTGCCTGTCCAGTTTATGCCGTAGATATCAGATGTAGGCGCACCCGTTGCAGTACCGAACGATGTGTTTACAGACCCTAAAATCGTTGAGAACATCTGACCATATATCAAACCCTGTTGTAGGTGATAAGTGCCATATAGTCCGTATGCACCTGTAGTTGTACTATTTGCTCCCAAAGTAGTAAAGTTTGTCCTACTAGTACCGCCACCTACAAACCTATTGTAATCTTCAGTACCTATGCCGCTTTGTTGCAAATATATTCCAAAACCACAGTTTATAAAAAGATTATTGGTGAACGATGACAGAAAACTTACCGACCCACTTGCTTGATAAATTGCAGATGCAGTAATACTAAAAAATGTATTGTTTACAAATGAACACTGCAAGTTACTTGTAGATATACAGTTACTTGGGAATCCAATAAATAAAGAGTCTTTAATTAAAGATGTGTCAGAAACACCCTGGCCGGTTATTTGTAATGATGCAGCACCAGCATCTGAACCAAAAAATGTACATGAGTCAATCGTAAGATTTAAAGCATTTCCTGTATTACTGGTTATTGTCAATGGGTTGTTATTTGATGATTGCACAAATGTAAACTGACATCTTAAAAATCTGCTATTTGAACTAGTCAACGCCCTGATACTTGACTGTTGCCCGCTTTGTGGCGATGATTCAAAATGAAAGTTCTCAAAAGATAAAAAGTTTTTGCTTGTGTAAATAAGCAAATTACTAAGAATTTTAGTACCTGAAGAGTTTAAAGCCGACCATAAGACTTCACCAGCACTTACACCAGTAAATTGTGAAGAGGTAGGGTCACCGACAATACGCGTTAATGCTGTTGGGTTTGCAATGGCAACGGTGACAAATTCCGTATATCGACCGGGAGCAATATAAACTACATCACCGGATGATATGCCTGTCGCACTCAACGCTTTTTGTATGGTTGCCCACGCTTGATTTGTTGCCTGACCTGTACCGGTATTTGAATCATTACCGTCAACTCGGACGTAGTATGTAGCCATTATTCAGCCGTCCCCGCTACGATTTCCTGAGCCATAATCAACGAAAACTGAGTGCTGTAGTTCTGTTGAAAAGTTGCATCCTGCAACACCCACCAACCGAACACGCTCGTCCCATTTTCACCAAACGTGCCAAGTAGGTTGCCCTCGTTATCGTAGATATCACCAAAGACAATCCAATCGCCGGGGCTGTTAGGATTAGGTTCTAAGCGGTAGTTTTGAAAATTCATTTACCCACCTTTAGGCTGTTCGCCTCAACACCCTTGAACGGCATCGTAAGGAACGCCAGCACACTAGACACCGCAGCGGAGACGCCAGCCGCTACCGCCTTGGAGCCGTACAGTGCCAGCACTGCGCCCAGTTCAGAGATGTCGTGTGCTTCGGATGTTCTGACCCCATCGCCAAAGACCGAGGTAAAAGCAGCTGTAAAAGCCACGATCACAACGACCACTAAACGTTTGATTGAAATGCTGTTCATCTTTGTATGATCGCCTCCAAAGCGGAAACCTTGTTTTCGAGTTTACCGAGTCGCTGCTCAATGCGGCGCACTTCTTGCTGTTGCCCATCGAGCGTCGAGATGATGTGTGCCACCTGAGTCTCCAGTCGCGTCAGCCTGACCTGTAGTGCGACCCAAGCGGCACCGATACTCACCGTCGTGATAAAAGCTTGGATACCGATCTGCACCCACATCTCTGGACTCATAGACTACTCCACCAATGACTTCACCTTTATCATGGTGCGATGGAGTCGAAGCTTGCACCACGCAGTGGATACAGTTACCCGTTTGTCCTGGCGCGAAGTCCGATGGTCTGACTGACTGCGTTCGTGTGACCGTAGTCACTGCCGATGCACTCATAGTATGGCGATAGCGCCTGTGGATTTCCAGATGTGTATATCCTGTCATCGGCCTTGACCTCGATGTCTGGTGAGCATGTCAGCGTCCATGTACCGGACTGCTCGATCATGCCACCGACGATGCCTTCGGTATCGCCTGTGTTGCTAATCGTGCCACGGATCTCAGCGACCTGTATCCAGTGCTGGGATACGCCACCGATGCCATCCGCTTGATTAACTGTTCGCCAGATCGCGACACGGTCAGCGTAGGAGTATGCTAGAATCGCGTTCTTGAGCGCTTTGCTGTAAGCTGCCGGGATCATACGAACACCATCGGGCTGAAGCGCTTCGCCTGGTCGAGACAATGCTCGCGGAGCACGGCCATCTTAGCATCGACCTGACCATCCTTGACATCGATGAGGTGCGTGATGCTCGATGCTTTGCGAATCCAGCCCTGTCGCGCAGCTGTGCGGATGTCATAACGCTCAATGTTCGCAGGACCGATGTCCTGCCACAAGAGGTCACCTGATCCGTCATTGACGCTGTAGCCAGTTGTATTGGTCCACTGCGGGAACTGAGGCTCAGTGGCGCTCGATGTCCCTGCGATGACGCACTGGTAGAGTCTGCCATTCGCGACAGTCGGGATGATGATGTCGCCAACCACGAAGGCTGTGGATGCAGACCAGACAGCCCAGCGAGCGTGATCGTCCACGAGCTGCTGTAGTGCAGTCGAATCCAAGAACGGGTATTGATCGGATGCGACCATCCAAGCGAGACGGTCGAGTGCTTCTGTCCGAGTGAGTGGCATGGTTTACATCCTAAAAACAAAAAGGGAACGGGATAACCCGCTCCCCTTGACTGCGAAGGTGCTACAGACTAGCTGGCAGCACACTGAAGAACGATGATGGAACCAGGAACCTGATCGGCCGCTGTCGCGGTGACGTTTCCGACATCGAAGCAGTTGAACGCATAGCGCTCGGTTGCCTTGAAGGTAAGCGCATCCTCGATGAACTTGACCTGGTCAGAGACCTCGACCGATACGCCACGACGATCGCCGAAGGCGACACCCTTGGAGAGATCTCCGAGGACGACCATGTCGCGGTTTGCAGCTGGTGCGCTTGGCATGTTCTGCACGAAACTGATCGGGATACCGAACAGTGTTGGTTCAGGACCATAGGCATTCTGAATGTCCATGATCGAGTTTCCAGAGAGTGCAATCAGCTTATCTGCTACGCCTTGATAGAACACGTTTTTATGCATGTACCATCGTGGTTGCGTTGCATATGGCTGAAGCTTGCCGACCATGCTCTGGAAGTTCGCGAGCGTGAAGCTCGAGAGTGCAGCAGCTGTACCGACTGGTCCAACGACCATCGATGCGATGGAAGTAAATGTCCCAGACAGTGCCTTGATTCGTGGCATGATTCCGGTGATGGAACCATACGTCGATGTGCCATCGCCCTGGAATGCAGCTGCATCCTCAGCCAAAGCCAAGCCGTACGCGAAGTCCTGCGCCAGTGTTGCACCAAAGTCAATGACGGTGTCTTCGTTCAACTCTTTGGAGACAATGGTCAAGATCGCGAGTTTCTTCGCGGTCAGTGCGACCTGTGTGAAGGTGATGTCCGATGCCGTGATTGCTGTCGCTTCACCAGGATAATAAGTCGTGGTGCTGGTCGATGCATTCGGCACATTGAGGATGTCAGACGTCATCGGATAGATGCGGCTATAGCGACGTGCGATTCCGTACTCGTTGCGGAGCCAGATCAGGCTGGACGAAACGATTTCAGGAACCGTATATCCACCAGCGCCGTTGTCACCTTCGGTCTGCGACTTGACACCATGCTCGTTGCACCACTTGGCTGCGGAAGCATTTCCGAGGACCGTACCACGCACCCACTGGCCGAATGCGTATGCTTTGTAATCAGCCTCAGCCTTTGGCCCAGGGAATGGATTCCGGACAACGCTGCCGGACTTCCATGGCTCATGCTTTGGCGCTTCGGATGCGACAGGAGCAGGGACATTCCCAAACTCGCGGAGCATGTCGATGCGCTCAGAGAGAGACTTTGCGGATGCATGCAAGCGATTCGCTTCGGACATGTCGCCGCCGTTGATGAGGACTTCTTTTGCAGCTGCGATAGTAGACTGTCGCTGTGCTTCGAGTTGTTCAATATTCATTAGGATAACTCCAGGATCATGAGCTGGCGGAGGAGAGCGTTCTTCGCTTCGTCCACTTCGCTCGGTTGGTCGACGATGGTTACATCTTCGCTCGACGCTTCATCCCGAAGCTCGGACCAGATGGTTTTTGCGAATCTTAGCGACTCGCTACGTGAGAGACGAACTGCATCCCGCAGACGTCGCTCCACTTCTCGGATGGATGTCGGACGCTCAAGCATAGCCTTAAGGCTTTGTGCTTCCGCTGCCGGATCCTTTACTTTGCTATTCAGTTCCTTGGCACGAACTGCGAATGCATCGATGATGGCATCCACATGTCCACTGCCGAGTCCACTGTCATATGCAGCTGTAACACCTGCACAGAGA